CTATTTACTATAGGCTTTGATTGGGTAATGATCTGAAAAATCATTGTAAACGTAGTAGTATGGGAACGCATATATATCCCATGGCTTAGTTTTTTCAGTAACAACTTCATTGACTAATTGTTTTGGTTGTTTATGATCTTTATCTGTAAATATATAGTCTAAATGTTCAGGTTTGCTTTTAGGATAGTTATATTTCGCGATAGAATTTGATTGTGGGTCCCATGTGCTATTATGACCTGCATATAGAACATCATTGACATTCAAGTTTTTAAGCATATCTTTGAATTCTGGCGTACCTTTATTAACATTTAAATCGCCCCCTATATATACAGGTTCATCTTTAGGGATATTTTTATTTTTAACAAAGTCACTAATTTCTTTCATTTGTTCAGCTCTAATTTTTCGATCATGTCCAGCACCACAACGTGAATCTTCAGATTGTGTATGTGTACCGATAACGTGAACGTTCTTACCATTTTTCTCTATTTTTGTATAAACAAAACCTTTGTTACTATCATTATCATATCCACAACCACTTTTGAAAACATGTTGGATTTTTTCTTTAATAGGATATTTACTTACAATCGCTACGCCACCATCTTCGGCAACAGTTGATGAGTAGCTACCTTCAGTTTTGTCCCAACCCGATTTAGAACGACCGAGTACAGGTGTTTGATAAGGATATTCTTTTTTTACATTACTTAATAATTTGTTTGATGCGCCATTATCAAATGCTTCATTGAATATTACGACATCATTATTTTTAATATAAGAAGATTGTCCGATTAAATCAGCGCGTTTATATTGCCCCCAGTTCGGATATATAGAAACCTTGTAATATCAGTGTTTATTAGGTTTGGAGTCCCTAACGGGTCCCTAAATTACATACTTTCTAAAATTTTAGTTGTTTTTTTGTCCTCTTCATTAAATTTTTCTTCTAACAAATGAGAATACACTGACGTAGTTATTGCTATATTTTTATGTCCCAATCTTTTTGAGATGTAATGTATAGATACACCTTTTGCCAATAAATAAGAACAATGAGTATGTCTTAAAGCGTGGGATGTAATGATTGGTATATTATTAACTCTACACGCTGATTTTAAAGCGTTATTGATAGCTTGTGGATTAATTATAGTTCCAGCTTCTTTAAAAATATAACCATCATAACTAATAGCAAATGAATTTACGACATCCATTATGTGCTTCATATCAGATTTGGCAATACTTATATGTCTAGGCGAGGTATCGGTTTTACGTTCATCAATAAATATAGTGTTCTTCACTTGGTTGATATGTTCTATTTTTATATTTCTTGCACCGCTGACACGACAACCCGTACAAATCATTATAAATAGCGCTAATGATGAACGAGTTCTCTTCTTTCTGACGTGAGCTTTTAGTATTTCATATTCAGTTACCGAGATGAATTTTTCTTGTTCTGACTTCGTAGGTTTTCCGGCTTTATAGTTAACTTTATAAGCGGGGTTTTTAAAAATAAGCCCATCATATAATGCGTCATCTAAAGCTGACCGAATAGCACCGTTTGTTTTTCTAATAGTTTCTTTTGCGTGTTCTTTTGAATAGTCGTTTATGAATTTCTGATAAACTTGTCTATTTATCTTTGATAACTCCATTTTACCTATTTTATGTTTTTGTATATGTTGTAATGCATTTCTATAATGACGGTAGGTATTTTCTTTAACGACAGGTTGTTTATATGTTTTAATCCAATTTTCGAAGTATTCTTCAAGAGTTATATCGTTATCTATATTAAAACCACTTCTTAACTCATTTAACTTGTCTAGTCCAGCAGAATTAGCTTCACGCTTTGTTCTAAAACCTTTCTTACGGTATCTTTTTCCTTCATGCTTAAATTCATATTGCCATTTTTTACCATCGTAACAACGTGTTTTCATGTACTCCCTCCTCAAAATTGGCAAAAAAATAATAAGGGTAGACGGGCTACCCGTGAAAATTGTATAAAAAAAGACGCCTGTATAAAATACAGACGCCACTTATAATTATAAGATTACATGGTTAATTACCAAAAATGGTAACGAATATATACGTGTTTTAAAGGATAAACCTTTAATATATTAAAATTATATCATCTTATATCAGGAATCTGCAATATATTATTATTAATTCTATTTATCAGTAACATAATATCCGAAGAATCTATTACTGGATTTTTAATTTTTTGGGGTAAAACTTTTCTTATGCGAAACTTACTAATCGGCTGGAAAGAATTTATGCAAGCGTAACTATTACCTTTTAATTTTTTTACCTTATCAATTGCTGATACTATGTTATTAATGTTTCTGTCAATTTTATTTAATTTATTTTCAATTTCTAAACTATCAGATATAAATTCACTAAAATAATCTTTAGTGATGAATTCTGTGTTGTTTTTTTGGTATTTTTTATCGAAAACTTCTTTTAATATAGCTGAATTATTTTGCACGCTAATTAAATTTAAAAACAATCTTAAATAATACTCCCATTTCAAATCAAAATTCATCTTTAAATACTTTTTGTTTTCTTTAGAAGATAAGGGAATAACATTTACTATATCTTCCGTATTAGAATCATTTTTATTCATCACTATTGCAAAGTGTGAATTAGAAAATTCTTTATTAACGTTTATACCGAAATCTACAAAAACTATTTCTCCTTGTTTAAACTTTGGATAAAAACCTTTATGATTTTTTTCACCTTCAAATCTCTTGAGTAAGCTCTTTACCACTAGTGTTAATGTGTAAGTGCTCAATTTCTTCATAAGAACTCACTTTTCCGCCTCCTGCTCTTCAGTTTCTCTTCTAGTTAAAGGTAAATCATTATCCAATCTATAAGTCAGTTCTTCTTCTGTATAAAAGGGGATTTCAACTAATTCCCACTCTTCAATGTTAAAGTCAACTTCTTTTAATTCCATGCTAAAATCTCCTATAAAGTGGCTTTTCTATTATTTATAATAATTATTTATAAAAACACAATCTTTACCTATCTCAAACTTTGTATTCTACATGTATTCGTAATCCATAGTCTGATTCTTTAGTAACAATTTTCTCTTCTAAATAATCTAAAGTTTTATACTTACCCCCGTTAATATATGCGTTACAAGAAACGGTGTCTTCTATATGTTTGACTAACCTTGAAGCATACTCTCTAGGCACATATCCAACGTGAAATTCAGAGTATTCATTTGAAATCATGACTTTTATTGCGTTTTCATCATAAGGGTTATCCGGTTCTTTTTGTAAGAATACACCAGGAATAACCTCGTAATCAGGAATTTCATACACCTTGTCTTCATAAAGTAATTCTTCTTTAAGTTCATTCCCTTTTAAATCACTATACAAGAAAAAGAAATCGTCGTTAGTTTTCATTTTTTTGATAAGTTTCTTCAATTCTTTTCTACGACCTTCATGATTTAATCCTACGACGTCGAAAATTTCAACTTTAGTTTGTTCATCGTCATCATTAATAAGTAGATAATCATTTGGGATAATTGTTTCCCTATTCTTAGATAATTGCATATAAGTTTTTAAAATTGAGATAAATCCTGTTAAAGGAGAATTTGTTACGAAATAAACCGTTATTTTTCTATTATCATTTAATGTTAAAGAAGCTTGGTTTTTCCAAATAGTAACAACAGTATTGTAATCTACCACGTCTGATAACGAGATTTTAAATATATAATCTTCTTCTTTCCTTATAAAACAAATTTCTTCATGTGAAATGAATATAGAACCAATTCTCCTCTTGTCTCCGTCGAATTTTATGTCACAACTGTCGCTGATTATCGGTTCAAAGTAACTGTATTGATCTGATAATATTTTTTCGTCTTGCTTTCTAGGTTTCATTTTACTACCTCCTATAAAATAACTTTCCCAACCAACCTCACACTTTCATTTCTATAAAAGTGAAGGTCGCGGTATTCTTTATTCAGTGAAACTAAAGTCAATCTGTCATCCTCAACGAAGACTTTCTTAACATAAGCCTCTTCTTCGATGATGAATATACCTATTTGCCCATTCTTTATATTGTGAGTTTTCTCCACAAATATGATTTCGCCATCTTTAAACATAGGCTCCATAGAATCGCCATTAACTTTTAATGCTAAATCATGTGGAGGAACAGGGGCTTTAACCATTTCAGTGAACAATGTTTCACCGTGTAGGCGTTCTCCCACACCCGCAGAGACACAGCCATTGACGTTAACTGCAATTTTATCCTGTTTATATGAATTAATATCAACAATGTTATCGCCTTTAGAATTCTGTTCTTCTAATTGTTCATTTGCATAGTTAAGTACGTTTTGTTGTCGTGGAGGTGTGAGTTTGTTGTATATGGAAGTGATGTCGTTATCGTCTTTGTATGTAGTATCTATGTCGCTTTTACCAACCTCGAAAACATCAGCTATCCTTTGTATAACGCCATGAGAGGGGTTGGAACGTAAATTTAAATAATCGCTTAAAGTAGATGGTTTTATGTTAATGAGTTCAGCAAGTTTCTTTTGAGACATATTTGAATCGTTGAGAAATTTTCTAATGTTTTTGGCTATGATAATATTTCTTTCTTTGTTCATATTACTTACCTCCTTTTTTCTTATTATACGAAAATTTCATATCATAGTAAAGTTTTTTACGAAAAAAACGTATTTAATGTTGACAATACGAAAATTTCGTATTATATTAGTGTTACCGAAAGGCGGTGACAACATGAAAACATTAAAAGAGTTGAGGACTGATTACGGATTGACTCAAGAAGAGTTAGGGGATTTGTTTAAGGTCTCATCACGTACAATTCAAAATATGGAAAAAGACTCTACTAATATTAAAGACAGTTTACTTTCTAAATATATAAGAGCTTTTAATGTTAAATACGATGATATTTTTTTGGGCAATGAATACGAAAATTTCGTATTCATGAATGATAAGAAGAAATCAATTATTTTAGCATTTAAAGAAAAAGAAAAACAAACATCTTGAAGGAGGCACAACAAATGCAAGACCAATCATTAAAATTAGTAAAACTACAACTAAAATATCATAACCTTTCAGGACAAATTGAAGCTTATGATAAATCACTTAAAGAAATAAGATACACTCGAGATCTTTTCAACAAACATCTAAGCATGAACAGTGATGATGCATTCGCAGGTTTGGAAATGGTAGAAGATGAAATTACTGACAAGCTACGAAGTGCTATCAAAGAGTTCCAAAAAGTAGTGAAAGCATTAGACAAGCTTAACGGTGTTGAAAGTGATAACAAAGTTACTGATTTAACAGAGTGGCGGAAAGTGAATCAGTGACGTTCACTTTAATATAACCACGCTTATCAACATCCACATTGAGCAGATGTGAGCGAGAGCTGGCGATGATATGAGCCGCGCTTAAATACATTCGATAGTCATTGCGATAACCGTCTGCTGAATGTGGGTGTTGAGGAAAAAGGAGGATACTCAAATGCAAGCATTACAAACATTTAATTTTAAAGAGCTACCAGTAAGAACAGTAGAAATTGAAAACGAACCTTATTTTGTAGGAAAAGATATTGCTGAGATTTTAGGATATGCAAGATCAGACAATGCCATTAGAAATCATGTTGATAGCGAGGACAAGCTGACGCACCAATTTAGTGCATCAGGTCAAAACAGAAATATGATCATTATCAACGAATCAGGATTATACAGTCTAATCTTCGATGCTTCTAAACAAAGCAAAAACGAAAAAATTAGAGAAACCGCTAGAAAATTCAAACGCTGGGTAACATCAGATGTCCTACCAGCTATTCGCAAACACGGTATATACGCAACAGACAATGTAATTGAACAAACATTAAAAGATCCAGACTACATCATTACAGTGTTGACTGAGTATAAGAAAGAAAAAGAGCAAAACTTACTTTTACAACAAGAAATCGGAGAGCTAAAACCCAAAGCAGATTATGTTGATGAAATCTTAAAATCAACTGGCACATTAGCTACAACTCAAATCGCGGCAGACTACGGTATATCAGCACAAAAGTTAAACAAACTACTACACGAAGCTAGACTACAACGAAAAGTAAATAAACAGTGGGTGCTTTACTCAGAACACATGGGCAAGAGTTACACAGATTCAGACACTATAACAATTGTGCGTTCTGATGGCAGAGAAGACACAGTTTTACAAACTAGATGGACACAAAAAGGCAGATTGAAAATACATGAAATCATGACTGAATTCGGTTATGAAGCTAATTTAGGGGGAGCGTAAATGACACCAGAACAAAAAGAAAAGCTAAACAATATAGTATTAACACTTTATGCAGTTAAAGAAAACAAAAGTCAAACATACACACACAAAGATACTCTTACTGTGACATATGCAGGCGAGATTGAGCACACTTACGAAGTCGACAGAGAGAAACACCTTGAATCAATGATTGAGTGGGCAATTGACCAAATCGAACAGCACTTTGATTTAGACGAAGAAGAATAACACACAATTGAACAAACAACTTAAAGGAGGAACGACAAATGCACACACTATACAAAATAACCCTCCTCATCACAATGGCAGTTGTGACTTGGAAGGTTTGGAAGATTGAAGTTAATACGAGAAAGCCTGTAATTGATAATAAGGTGTTAAGCAATCGCGTGACAGGTATTAACTCTCGTCGTTTTGGTTCTTTTCAATAAATGATTTAGCATGTTTGAACGCTATTAAATAAACAGCAAAGGCGTCTTCAACCATGTCTTGTTCGCTCTCATAGTCTTCAGGTTTAAATTCTTGAGTACTAAGATATGCGTTCGCAAAATGTTGAGGATCAAATAGAATTTTACTCATGTACATTCACCTCCTTAACAGGAGTATACCAGAAAGGAGCATAAATATTATGCGAGCTCAAAACAAAAAAGTCATCTATTACTACTATGACGAAGAAGGTAATAGACGACCCGTTAATATTCAATACAACGATGGCTACGACTTAATGATAGACCCGCGTTTTATTGAAATGACGCTTGAAAGACATCCGCATTTAAAAAATAACTTTTATGGATTAATAGATGGAAAAGAATTTAGGTTAGATTAAATTTTTGTGTTAGATAATTAAAAGCTAATTTGCTTAGCAATGTTAAGGACATACTAGTGGTTTTGTTTGCGACTTTTTTAACTTCTTTCCAAGTGTGATTGTCTCGGATATTATCTAAAAATTCATGCCCTGACCAAGTTATATCGTTAATTGTATAACCATAAATATGTCCATCTTCCCATACGAATCTAACATCAATAAATTTTGCTTCTTTCAGTTTTAATAATGCATACATTACAGTTTCAAAATCATATTTTCCAAATACAACATTATCTTTGAAATTGTATTCGGTGAGCGGTTCACCAATCTTTTTATTAGTTTCAATTTCTAACAAAAGATGTCTAACACAATCATGATCTAATTTCATACTTATCACCACCTTAGGTTGATAACAACATTATACACGAAAGGAGCATAAACATTATGGAAGATATGAAAGAACTTTATTCTTTAAAAATCCAAAAGAAGAATTTAAATAATAAACAAAAGAATTTAATGTCTGTAATTAATCAATGTATTGAACTAGAAAAGTTTTCTTACACTGAAATTAAAAAAGTTCTCTACCTAATTGATAGAGAACAAAAGTATTTAGCTAATAACCGCAGAAAAACATAAGTTAAAAATAATCTAACTCGGACTGCTGGCAATCTTCTAAATATTTTTCATACTGATTTTTAGTTCCGCCCAGAACGTATTCAGTATTGTAGTACGCTTGTCCATTATCCAAAATTTTAACTAATTTTGTACCAACATGAACGATATCCCAACCTTCTTTTAACAGATCGTTGGCTGCATCATTAGCTAAATCGTCATCGAAAGACAAAAGGTGATAGTAGTTTTTCATAATATTCACCTCCTCTCTGTAGGAGATAACAACATTATACACGAAAGGAATGATAGAAATGCCACATGTATTAAACGTAACCGTTCCAATACCTGAAACACATGTACTTATCACAAAAGATGAATATGATGAGCTAATTGGTTACTCATTAGATCCTGTATGGAACATGAGTGACTTAAAGAAGAAATTAAAAATTGCATCTGATGAGACTATCAAGGACAGATTACTATTTCATCCTAGATTTGAAAAAGAACTAAGAGCACAAGGAATTGTGCATTACCCTGATGAGAATTTTAATCGCTGGAGATTTAACGCAAGAAAGATGAATAAATTCGTCGATGAGCATTTCAATGAAATATATAAGGAGAGAATAAAATGAGCAACATTTATAAAAGCTACTTAGTAGCAGTACTGTGCTTTACAGTCTTAGCGATTGTACTCATGCCGTTTCTATACTTCACTACAGCGTGGTCAATTGCAGGATTCGCAAGTATCGCAACATTCCAATTTTTTAAAGAATGCTTTTATAAAAAATAAAAAATTCTGTTACATGCGCCAACAGGTAACAGAAAAGTAATTAGAAATATAAACTTACGTTCAATATAAAACGAAACAAGGAGGAAGTCAACTATGACTAAAAACTATAAAGACATGACTCAGGACGAATTAAGGGGTTTATTAGGTGAAAAAACCTCAGAACTGTATGATTTAGCGAAAGAAATTAAGAGAGAAAGTAAATTTGATATTTTGTTTTTCTCAGCAATAGGAGTTAGCGACGGAGATTTCATAAAAAGTTCAAGTTCTGCGCTTGGCAATGCTTTTAATCTTGCTGAATTATTGGATAATGCTACTAATTTCGACGATGTCATTAACGCCATTCAAAAACGTAAACTACAAAAATTTCTTGCTATAGATAACAACAAGGAGGACTAAAAAATGTATTACAAAACGGGTGACGTATGTCGAAAAATAATTAATGTAGATGGTTTTGATTTTCAATTAAGAGTTAAGAGACATAATTTTAGCGTCGAAATAGTTGTTCTAGACCCTGAAGGGAATTCAATTGACGGGCTACTAGTTTCTGATGAGAACGATTTATACACAGCGTTAGATATTTTAAAACAAACAATTTATGAATGGATTGAATTTAATACAGACGAACAAGACAGATTAATTAACTTAGTCATGAAATGGTAGGAGGCATGAAAAGTGAATGAATTACAAGAGAGAGAATTAGAAACATTTGAACAAGACGACCGATTCAAAGTAACTGATCTAGACAGTGCTAACTGGGTTTTTAAGAAACTGGATGCAATCACAACTAAAGAGAACGAAATCAACGAGTTAGCAAGTAAAGAAATCGAACGCATAAACGAATGGAAAGATAAAGAAGTAGAAAAGTTGCAGAGTGGCAAAGAATATTTACAAAGCCTTGTAATTGAATATTTCAGAATACAAAAAGAACAAGATAGCAAATTTAAACTAAACACACCTTACGGAAAAGTGACAGCGCGAAAAGGTTCAAAAGTTATTCAAGTTAGTAATGAGCAAGAAGTCATTAAACAACTTGAGCAACGAGGTTTTGACAACTATGTAAAAGTAACTAAAAAACTTAGCCAATCAGATATTAAGAAAGACTTCAATGTAACTGAAAACGGTACTTTGATTGACGCAAACGGCGAAGTTTTAGAGGGTGCCAGCATTGTTGAGAAACCTACGTCATACACGGTAAAGGTAGGAGAATAGATGACCGAACAAACATTATTCGAACAGTTAAACAGTAAAAATGTGAATGATCATACAGAACAAAAAAATGGATTAACTTATCTAGCATGGTCATATGCACATCAAGAGTTAAAAAAGATTGACCCAAACTACACAGTAAAAGTACACGAGTTTCCACATCCAGATATTAATACAGAAAATTATTTTGTACCTTATTTGGCTACACCAGAGGGCTATTTTGTACAGGTATCTGTGACTGTGAAAGATAGTACAGAGACTGAATGGCTTCCGGTATTGGACTTTAGAAATAAATCGCTTGCTAAAGGTAGTGCAACAACTTTTGATATCAACAAAGCACAAAAACGATGTTTCGTTAAAGCTTCGGCTTTACACGGTCTAGGTTTATATATCTACAACGGTGAGGAACTTCCAAGTGCAAGTGACAATGATATTACAGAACTAGAGGAGCGTATCAATCAGTTTGTGAACTTATCTCAAGAAAAAGGGCGAGATGCAACTATCGACAAAACGATGAGATGGCTAAAAATATCTAACATTAATAAATTAAGTCAAAAACAAATCGCAGAAGCACACCAAAAATTAGATGCGGGATTAAAACAATTGGATAGTGAGGAGAAAAAATAATGTTAAACAGAACGGTATTAGTAGGACGCTTAACAAAAGACCCGGAATTAAGAAGCACGCCAAATGGCGTAAATGTAGGGACATTCACATTAGCAGTAAACAGAACATTCACGAATGCTCAAGGCGAGCGTGAAGCAGACTTTATAAACGTAGTAGTGTTCAAAAAACAAGCTGAAAATGTTAAAAACTACCTTTCTAAAGGGTCGCTGGCAGGTGTAGACGGGCGACTACAAACACGTAGCTACGAAAATAAAGTCGGGCAACGTGTATTTGTGACAGAAGTAGTAGCGGACAGTGTTCAATTCTTAGAAACGAAAAGTAACAACCAGCGACAAAATAACAATTATCAACAACAGAATAATTCATATAACGCACCACAGAATAACCAACAACAAAACAACCCGTTCGAAAATGCTAATGGTCCAATAGAAATCGATTCAGACGACCTCCCGTTTTGATGAGGTGTTTATATGAAAGAGATTTGGAAAGATGTTGTTGGATATGAAGGTATTTATGAAGTCAGTAGTTACGGAAGAATTAGAACGCATAAAGATAAAACGACTTATACCGAGAAACATGGTATTAGACATTGGAAACAACGTTATTTAAAAGATAAAACGCCCAAAGGTAGAGATGTAAGAGTATCGCTTTGGAAAAACGGAGAGTGTAAGTATTTTCTAGTTCATAGATTAGTAGCTTTCGCTTTTATACCAGTTGTTAAAGGAAAAGAGTGTATTAACCATATAGACGGTAATCCTAAAAATAATAACGTTGAAAATCTCGAATGGTGTACTTACAAAGAAAATACTAATCATGCTTTCGAAAATGGACTTAATACTAGCAATATGGCTGTAAAACTAACAAATCACATAGGAATAGAATACGAATTTATAAGCATGGCGAGGGCTTCAAAGTTTTTAGGTAGGTGTAACGGATACGTAAGTGATAGGTTGAAAACTGGTCATGAACAATTAACCGATATTAACGGAAATTATTTTAAAGTAGAGAAGTTGGTTTAAATGGCTCAAATCAAAAACTATATCACTCAAGATGACGGGACAACAACGGTCGTTATCGAGGGTGCCGAGCTAGGAGACAAAGAAACGTTATTACTAGATAACGGCTACGAAGTCGAATGTGATTTACGAATCGAAGACCCATTCAAAATAACAGACAAGCAACGAAGAAAAATATTTGCACTATGTAACGACATAGAGAGCCACACAGGGCAACCACGTGACTATATGAGGTATTTGTTCCAAGAATATGTAACGGTTCTGTATGGCTACGACAAGAGCATTTCGTTAAGTGACTGTACACGGATGCAAGCAAATCAAATTATCGAAGTAACACTCGATTGGATATTTCACAATGACATACCACTTAGCTACAAAACAAGCGACCTACTGAAACAAGATAAATCATTCTTATACTGGTCAACTGTTAACCGCAACTGTGTAATATGCGGAAAGCCTCACGCTGATTTGGCGCATTACGAGGCAGTCGGTAGAGGTATGAACAGAAACAAAATGAATCACTACGACAAACATGTATTAGCGTTATGTCGCGAACATCACAACGAGCAACATGCGATAGGCGTTAAGTCATTTGATGATAAATATCACTTGCATGACTCTTGGATAAAAGTTGATGAGAGATTAAACAAAATGTTGAAAGGAGAAGACAATGGGAGAAGTATCGTGGATAAAACTTAAAGTTGGCATGTTTGATGACAGCAAAATCAAATATATCGAAGCTTTACCCGAAAGAGATACAATCATAACTATTTGGGTTAAGTTGCTAACTTTATCAGGAAAGTACAACGAACAAGGTTACATTATGCTATCCGAAAACTTGCCGTACAACGAAGAAATGTTATCGAATGAGTTTAGTCGACCTATTAACTCAATAAGGTTAGCAATACAAACTTTTGAGACATTGGGCATGATTGAAAAAGTTAATGGTGTCATAAAAGTGACAAACTGGGAAAAGCACCAAAACATTGAAGGACTCGAGAAAATCAGGGCGCAGAACAGGTTGAGGAAACAAAAGCAACGAGAAAACAACAGAAAATTGCTAAATGGTCACGTGACGTCACGTGACAGTCACGCAACAGAAGAAGATAAAGAATTAGATAAAGAATTAGAAAGAGATAAAGAAAAAGATATAGATAAGAACTTAAGTTCAAATAATAGCGCAACTGACGTTACGCATGAGCAATTTGAGGAATGGTGGAAACTTTATGACAAGAAGAAAGATAAGAAGATGTCTTTCACTAAATTCAAATCATGCTTAAAGAAACATTCTTTTGAACAAATCATGCAAGGTACTCGAGAGTATTTAAAAACTATTACAGATAAACAATATCAAAAGTACCCTAAAACGTTTTTAACTAACGAAAGCTATATGAATGATTATAGCGAAGAGATTAAAGAAACTGGCATAGATCAATTGGAACGCATGAAGTACGACGAAAGTTATTGGGACTAGGAGGATGTTATGAAACCGTTATTCAACGAAAAAATAAACGAAAGTTTAAAAAAATATCAACCAATCGAAGTAATGCTAAGACAGAATTGCGATAAATGCGGGCATCAATATGACTTATATAAGTTTGAAAATGGATATGAATACAAAGACGGTTGCGAATGTGAAATTCAAAGATTGGCTTATGAAGAATACAAAAGGAATAAACAAAAGAAACTTGATTATATTTTCAATCAATCAAATGTTAATCCGTCTTTAAGAGATGCAACAGTCAACAACTATAAGCCACAAAATGAAAAACAAGTACAAGCTAAACAAACAGCAATAGAGTATGTACAGGGTTTCTCTACAAAAGAACCGAAATCATTAATACTACAAGGTTCATACGGAACTGGTAAAAGCCACTTAGCATACGCTATCGCAAAAGCAGTTAAAACTAAAGGGTATACGGTTGCTTTTATGCACATACCAATGTTGATGGATCGTATCAAAGCGACATACAACAAAAATGCAGTAGAGACTACAGACGAACTAGTCAAATTACTTAGTGATATTGATTTACTTGTACTAGATGATATGGGTGTAGAAAACACAGAACACACTTTAAATAAACTTTTCAGCATTGTTGATAACAGAGTAGGTAAAAACAACATCTTTACAACTAACTTTAGTGATAAAGAACTAAATCAAAATATGAACTGGCAACGTATCAATTCAAGAATGAAACACAATGCGAGAAAAGTAAGAGTAATCGGAGACGATTTCAGGGAGCGAGACGCATGGTAACCAAAGAAGTTTTGAAAACTAAACTTGAGTGTTCAGATATGTACGCTCAGAAACTCATAGACGAGTCACAGGGCGACGAAAATAAGTTATACGACCTATTTATCCAAAAACTTGCAGAACGTCATACACGCCCTGCTATCGTCGAATATTAAGGAGTGTTAAAAATGCCGACAGAAAAATATTACTTATACCGAGAAGATGGCACGGAAGTTATTAAAGTTATTAAGTATAAAGATAACGAAAATGAGGTTTATTCGCTCACAGGAGCCCATTTCAGCGACGAAAAGAAAATTATGACTGATAGTGACCTAAAACGATTCAAAGGCGCTCACGGACTTCTATATGAGCAAGAACTAGGGTTACAAGCAACGATATTTGATATTTAGAGGTGGCACATGGAGATAGAAATTAAATTTAACGAAACGTTCGAGGCACCTATGGGCTCGCCTCGTCCACGCTTTCGTAATACAGGCAGATTTGTTCAAACCTACATGCCAACGGCTTATACAAAGCATAAAGCGTATATACAAGAGCAAATGCCTAAGTTAAATCTAGAAAGCACACTAAAAATCGAATTAGACTTTTACTTTCCATTGCTTAAATCGTGGTCGAAGAAAAAGAAAAACGAAATGGTTGGACAGTATAAAGTGACTAAGCCGGATATCGATAACTTAATTAAAACGGTGTTAGATGCTTGTAATGGTCATGTATGGAAAGACGATAACCAAATCACAGAAATATCTAGCTCAAAGCGTTATGGACTAGAACCAAAAATAATCATGCGAGTTGAGGAAGTGATTTAATGCAACAACAAGCATATATAAACGCAACGATTGATATAAGGATACCTACAGAAGTTGAATATCAGCATTTTGATGATGTGGATAAAGAAAAAGAAACACTGGCAGATTACTTATATAACAATCCAGACGAAATACTAGAGTATGACAATTTAAAAATTAGAAACGTAAATATAGAGGTGGAATAAATGGCAGGCATAAGGACTAAAGTGAGAATAGACGGTAAATTAATGACGCTTATTGATGTATCGGATAAGTACGATATCAAAGTATCGACATTGATTACTAGGTACGACAGAGGGGCGAGGGGGAAAGACTTAATACAAAATGTAATAAAACCTAAGAAAGTAAAGGTTGGCGGTAAGATGATGACTGTTAGCGAAATAGTTAAAAATTACAACCTAAGCAAAGGACTACTTAATTACAGGATAGCAAAAGGGCTAACGGGCGATGCGCTTATTGCGCCACCACAAGAAAAACCCCCTTCTAAATACACTGAATATGAAAATGAGCAGATGAAAAAGAAAGGACTCACGCCCGAAATAGTTAGAAACAGAGTTGCGAAGGGGTGGGAGTTGTCGGAAGCAATTGATGCACCTTTCGGCATGAAGCTGAATGACTATAGAGAAATACAAATAACAAAAGCTTTGGAGCGAGAACGTGCAATGGTTAGACAACGACGTAAAGAGGCTGAACTAAGAAGAAAGAAACCGCATTTGTTTAATGTACCTCAAAAACACACTCGTGATCCGTACTGGTTCGATGTCACTTATAACCAAATGTTCAAGAAATGGAGTGAAGCATAATGAGCATTATCAGTAACAGAAAAGTAGATATGAACGAAATGCAAGATAATGTTAAGCAACCGTCGCATTACACATACGGAGATATTGAAGTTATAGACTTCATCGAACAAGTTACAGCACAGTATCCACCACAATTATCATTTGCAATAGGTAATGCAATCAAATACTTGTCTAGAGCACCGTTAAAGAACGGTCATGAGGATTTAGCAAAGGCGAAGTTTTACGTCGATAGAGTATTTGATTTATGGGAGGGTTAACGATGGCAACCCAAAAACAAGTTGAATATGTGATGTCATTACAGGAGCAACTGGAATTAGAAGACTGCGAAAAATATACAGACGAACAAGTTAAAGCAATGAGTCATAAAGAAGTTAGCAATGTGATTGAAAACTATAAGGCGAGTATAAGGAATGAAGAGCTATATGACGAATGCATGTCGTTTGGTCTGCCTAATTGTTAAAAGGAGTGATGACCATGACAGGTAGCGCACGTAAAGAATACTTAAACCAATTTTTCGGCTCTAAGAGATATCTGTATCAGGATAACGAACGAGTGGCACATATCCATGTAGTAAACGGCAATTATTATTTTCATGGGCATATCGTACCAGGTTGGCAAGGTGTGAAGAAGGCATTTGATACAGACGAAGAGTTTGAAACGTATATAAAGCAACATGGTTTGGAATACGAGGAACAGAAGCAACTAACTTTATTTTAGAGGAGTGAGTGAGAATGTATAAATCAAAAACATTTGGGTTTAAACAGCTTGATAGAGATGTATTTTTAGATTCTAACAGCGAAACACCCGATGAAGTTATTGAAACTGTTTTAGAAAATGCTGAATTTGTAAATATGGAACAGTCAAACATAAATGGATATTTAGTTATCACAATTATTTATAAGGAGGGTTTAGAATGCCCAAGATTAAAATAAAAAAGAAATTAACATTACCCGAATTGATCCAATGGGCTTGGGATAATCCTGAATTAGTAAGAGGAAAGAAATTTTATTCGCAAGGCAAGAGTAATGAAACATATGTGTATTTCCATCTTTACGACGGAAGAAAGTGTATCATGAGAGATTTTATATCAGCCGATGACACTTTTGAAGTCGAAGTTGAAGAAGAAGTAACCAAAGATACGGTATTTGATAGATTATTTGAAGTGTACGAGGTTCCAGAAGGATACTATGCTTCTGTATCACACGCTAATATTAGTATAAACAAACGTTTAGATGAAAATTATTACCCTGTTAAAGCATTCTATATCTTAAACGACGACTTAACTTTAACTTTAATCTGGAAAGATGGGGAGTTGGTAGAATGAACTATGAAACAGGGTTCCAACTAGGCGTAATGGACGCTAGGTTGAAGAAGATGAGAAAACAACGTGATGAGTATAAGAAGCAACGAGATGAGCTTATTGGGGATATGACGGAGGTTAAGAGAAGAGCAAAAGTATTTGATGAGATAGATAATCTGATTTATGAAGTGTTCGAAATGATGAATTGCTTTAAATACAGTTTTATCAATGAAAATAAAGAGCTTATCCTCGATAGAGAATCAAATATTTTCTTTTCACTAAAAGATTGCGCTAACAAATTAGATTTAGTTGTTAAATTTATTCATTGGGTTAGCAGATGCTGTATTGAAAATATATCTCCTAAAAGAACACAGGTTTTTTTACAAACAGGTTTCGAACATTATATAGGTAAACGTTTAACAAAAAAGGATTATGAATACATGTATAGATGTTTTGGTAATGGATTAAATAGTGATGGCGCATATAGTTATGCCAGAAGATTATTAAATATTCCGGAGGGGATACAATGACCGTAGATAAAGAAAGTGTTGAAAAACTTGGAAAACGCAACAAAGAGCTGGAGAAGAAAGCAAACGCATGGGATAGGTATTGCAAGAGTGTTGAAAAAGATTTAATAAACGAATTCGGTAACGATGATGAAAGAGTTAAATTCGGAATGGAATTAAACAATAAAATTTTTATGGAGGATGACACAAATGAATAACCGTGAACAAATCGAACAGTCCGTTATAAGTGCTAGTGCGTATAACGGCAATGACACAGAGGGATTATTAAAAGAAATTGAGGACGTGTATAAGAAAGCGCAAGCGTTTGATGAAATACTTGAGGGTTTACCTAATGCTATGCAAGATGCACTCAAAGAAGATATTGGTCTTGATGAAGCAGTAGGGATTATGACGGGGCAAGTGGTCTATAAATATGAGGAGGAGCAGGAAAATGAGTATTAGTGTAGGAGATAAAGTATATAACCATGAAACAAACGAAAGTCTAGAGATTGTGCAATTGGTCGGAGATATTAGAGATACACATTATAAACTGTCTGATGATTCAGTTATTAGCATTATAGATTTTATTACTAAACCAATTTATCTAATTAAGGGGGACGAGTGAGTGGAATGGAAACGATTAACAAATGTGGTGCCGCACCCAGTTATCAAAAATAAAAACTTAAAGTCGGTATACGTAACAAAAGATAATGTGAAAGAGGTTCAAAAAGAATTAGGTTTCTTTGAAATTTTTAGTGAAGAAGTGTTATTAACTGGATTTTTATCATTTCAAAGGATGCCTATTTACATTATTTGGATTAATCCTAAATCTCATAAGACGCCTAGATATTACTTTGCTAACGAGCATGAGATTGAAAGATATTTTGAATTTTTGGAGGACGAGTAAATGCTTGAAATCATCGACCAACGTAATGCATTGCTAGAAGAAAAGTATTTAAACGACGACTGGTGGTACGAGTTAGATTATTGGTTGAATAAACGTAAGTCGGAAAATGAACAGATTGATATTGATAGAGTGCTTAAATTTATTGAGGAATTAAAACGATAGGAGATAACGAATAAATGAATAATTTAACAGTAGATCAATTACAAGAGTTATTACAAATACAAAAGGAGTTCGACGATAGAATACCGACGCTGAACTTAGGAGATAGCAAGATTGCATATGTAGTTGAATTCTTTGAATGGTTTAATACATTGGAAACGTTTAAGAACTGGAAAAAGAAACCAGGTAAGCCGTTAGACGTACAGTTAGATGAATTAGCTGACATATTAGCATTTGGACTGAGTATTGCAAATCAACAAGGATTTGAAGAGTATGAGCGTGATTTGTTTTTTGGGATTTGGAAGGAAGAGTACTTTATAGATGTCCCTTACTTAAGAAATCAAGAAATGATTTATGACATGATGAGTGAGTTTTACGATGATGATTTGACATCGATTAGAAGATTAGTAATAGTCTTTAAAATAGCAGAACAATTATATACAATCGACCAACTCATTGACGCATACAAAAAGAAAATGAAAAGGAACCACGAAAGACAAGATGGAACAGCAGACGCAGGAAAAGGATACGTGTAAAGACATATTAGATCGGGTCAAGGAGGTTTTGGGGAAGTGAGCGACATGTTAGAAATATTTTTAATAGGGTTTGGTGTTTATCTCTTTTATCGCATAGCTATCATTTTTCTTAAGAGTAAAAAGACTATACACACAAACATATATGAAATGTTGATGCTTGCTACTATCTTTGTGATATCTACATTTGCTGATAAACATCAAAAGACGCATATCTTAATGGCATTTTTAGTAATGTTTTTTATGAGTAAACTCAAACAAATTCAAGGGAGCTATGAGGAATGACACAATACTTAGTCACAACATTCAAAGATTCAACAGGACGCAAGCATACACACATAACTCGAGCTAAGAGCAATCAAAGGTTTACAGTTGTTAATGCGGAGAGTAAAGAAGAAGCGAAAGAGAAGTGCGAGGCGCTAGCTAATCCAATTGTTTATTACACTAATAATTCTAAAGTTACTTTATTTAAAAGGCCTAGCGACGAAGTATTACATTCTTTATTCGGAGGTAAGTACAATGATTAAATTAGGTCAGTTGTTTGAAAATATAAGGGAGTGTGGGAAATGACGGAGGTTAAAATTAAAACTATTTCAGATAGAGTTTATTACACAACAACAGATCTAGCTTCTGGTGATTATATTAATCTTGTTATGAAGCTAGTGATTGAGGATTTTCTTCCGGTCAAAGATGTGTTCAACAATGAAGTGTGGGTTAAAAGAGATGAGATTGAATCATTTACATTTATTAAGGAGGCAAACGATGATTAAAAAACTTAAAAATATGGATGGGTCCGATATCTTTATTGTTGGAATACTGTCATTATTCGGTATATTCGCATCGCTACTTGTTATCACATTACCTATCTATACAGTGGCTAGTTACCAACACAAAGAAGTACATCAAGGAACTATTACAGATAAATATAACAAGAGACAAGATAAAGAAGACAAGTTCTATATTGTATTAGACAACAAACAAGTCATCGAAAACTCGGACTTATTATTCAAAAGAAAGTTCGATAGTGCAGACATACAAGCTAGGTTAAAAATAGGCGGCAAAGTAGAGGTTAAGACTATTGGTTATAGAATACACTTTTTAAATTTATATCCAGTCTTATACGAAGTAAAGAAGGTAGATAAAAAATGATTAAACAAATATTAAGGCTATTATTCTTACTAGCGATGTATGAGCTAGGTAAGTATGTAACTGAGCAAGTATATATTATGATGACGGTTAATGATGATGTAGAGGCGCCGAGTGATTATGTCTTTCGGGCGGAGGTAAGTGAGTGATGTGGATTGCTGCGACTATTGTATTTGCTATATTGCTATTAGTTTGTATTAGTATTAATAATAATCGTGCAAGAGAGATACAAGCACTCAGATATATGAATGATTATCTACTTGATGAAGTAGTTAAAACTAAAGGATACAACGGGTTAGAAGAATACAGGATTGAATTGAAGCGAATGAATAACGATATTAAAAAGTAATTTATATTATCGGAGGTATTGCATTGAATGATAAAGATTGAGAAACATGATATCAAAAAGCTTGAAGAATACATTCAGCACATCGATAACTATCGAAGAGAGTTGAAGATGCGAGAATATGAATTACTTGAAAGTCATGAACCAGATAATGCAGGAGCTAGCAAAAGTAATTTGCCAGGTAATCCGATTGAACGATGTGCAATAAAGAAGTTTAGTGATAACAGATACAATACATTAAGAAATATAGTTAATGGTGTAGATAGACTGATAGATGAGAGCGATGAGGATACGCTTGAGTTATTAAGGTTTAGATATTGGGATTGTCCTATTGGTTGTTATGAGTGGGAAGATATAGCACATTACTTTGGTACAAGTAAGACAAGTATATTGCGTAGAAGAAATGCACTGATCGATAAGTTAGCTAAGTATATTGGTTATGTGTAGCGGACTTTTACCCTATGTAAGTCCGCATTAAAACAGTTTATTATGTTAGTATCAGATTAATATTTAAAGTTATTAAATGCTAATACGACGCATGTACATGAGGCGCATCACTATGTGATGTGTCTTTTTATTTATGAGGTGTGAACATGTTCAAACTAATTGTAAATACATTACTACACATCAAGTATAGATGTGTCTTGATACTACTTAAGTTATATAAGGTGAAACATTATGATGACTAAAGACGAACGTATACGATTCTATAAGTCTAAAGAATGGCAAACAACAAGAAAAAGAGTACTAGAAAGAGATAATTATGAATGTCAACAATGTAAGAGAGACGGCAAGTTAACGACATATGACAAAAGTAAACATAAGTCGTTGGATGTAGATCATATATTATCGCTAGAACATCATCCGGAGTTTGCTCATGACTTAAACAATTTAGAAACACTGTGTATTAAATGTCACAACAAAAAAGAAAAGAGATTTATAAAAAAAGAAAATAAATGGAAAGATGAAAAATGGTAAATACCCCCGGGTCAAAAAAATCAAAAGCGATCAAAACGCTTGGGGAACGGGGAGGGGCTCGACTTCGCGATAATTTTAAAAATCCATGTATAACCCCCCTCTTATAACCATTTTAAGGCAGGTGATGAAATGGAGATTATAGTTGATGAAAGCTTAGTGCTTAAAGAAAAAGAAAGGCTGCAAGTATTATATAGAGACATACCTAGCAATAAATTGAAAGTAGTTGATGGTTTAATTATTCAAGCAGCAAGGCTACGTGTAATGCTTGATTACATGTGGGAAGACATAAAAGAAAAAGGTGACTATGATTTATTTACTCAATCTGAAAAAGCGCCACCATATGAAAGAGAACGACCAGTAGCCAAACTATTTAATGCTAGAGATGCTGCATATCAAAAAATAATTAAACAATTATCGGATTTATTGCCCGAAGAGAAAGAAGACACAGAAACACCATCTGATGATTACCTATGATTAGTAATAAATACGTTGATGAATATATAAATTTGTGGAAACAAGGAAAGATAATTTTAAATAAAGAAAGAATTGATTTATTTAATTATCTACAAACGCATATATATTCACGAGATGATGTATATTTTGATGAACAGAAAATCGAGGATTGTATCAAATTTATTGAAAAATGGTATTTTCCAACATTACCATTTCAAAGGTTTATCATAGCTAATATATTTCTTACAGATAAAAATACAGATGAAGCTTTCTTTACAGAATTTGCTATTTTCATGGGACGTGGAGGCGGGAAGAACGGTCTAATAAGTGCAATTAGTGATTTTCTTTCTACGCCCCTACATGGAGTTAAAGAATATCACATCTCTATTGTTTCCAATAGTGAAGAACAAGCAAAAACATCGTTTGATGAAATCAGAAACGTTTTAATGGAAAACAAACGAAATAAGACGGGTAAAACGCCAAAAGCTCCTTATGAAGTTAGTCAAACAAAAATAATAAACCGTGCAACTAAATCAGTTATTCGTTATAACACATCAAACACAAAAACCAAAGATGGTGGACGTGAGGGGTGTGTTATTTTTGATGAAATTCATTATTTCTTTGGTCCTGAAATGGTAAACGTAAAACGTGGTGGACTAGGTAAAAAGAAAAACCGACGAACATTTTATATTAGCACTGATGGCTTCGTTAGAGATGGTTATATCGATTCAATGAAGCGCAAAATTACGAGTGTATTAAGTGGCAAAGTTAAAAATAGCAGGTTATTCCCTTTTTATTGTAAGTTAGATGATCCAAAAGAAGTTGATGACAGAAATATGTGGGAAAAGGCAAACCCAATGTTACATAAACCGTTGTCAGAATACGCTAAAACACTGCTAAGTACTATTGAAGAAGAATATAACGATTTACCATTCAACCGTTCAAATAAGCCCGAATTCATAACTAAGCGAATGAATTTACCTGAAGTTGATCTTGAAAAAGTCATAGCACCATGGAAAGAAATACTAGCGACTAATAGAGAGATACCAAATTTAGATAATCAAATGTGTATTGGTGGTTTAGACTTTGCAAACATTCGAGATTTTGCAAGTGTCGGGCTATTATTCCGTAAAAATGATGATTACATTTGGTTAGGACATTCGTTCGTAAGACAAGGGTTTTTGGATGATGTCAAATTAGAACCGCCCATTAAAGAATGGGAAAAAATGGGGTTACTGACCATTGTCGATGATGATGTTATTGAAATTGATTATATTGTTGATTGGTTTTTAAAAGCTAAGGAAAAATATGGACTTGAGAAAGTTGTGGCTGATAACTATAGAACTGACATTGTAAGGCGTGCATTTGAAGCGGCAGGCATCGAATTAGATGTTATAAGAAACCCAAAAGCAATACACGGCTTATTAGCCCCTCGAATAGATACAATATTTGCTAAACATAATGTGATATATGGAGATGATCCATTAATGCGTTGGTTTACAAATAATGTTGCGGTAAAAATCAAGCCGGATGGAAATAAGGAGTATATCAAAAAAGATGAGATTAGACGTAAAACGGATGGATTTATGGCATTTGTTCATGCGTTATATAGAGCGGACGATATAGTAGATAAAGATGTATCTAAAGCTCTTGATGCGTTGATGAGCATAGATTTTTAACAGAGGAGGTGAGACATGAATATTCTAGAAAAGGTATTTAAGACCAGAAAAGACATTTCTTATATGCTTGATTTGGAAATGATAGAAGATTTATCGCAACAAGCATATGTGAAACGGTTAGCGATTGATAGTTGTATTGAATTTGTCGCACGAGCTGTAGCACAAAGTCATTTTAAAGTATTGGAAGGTAATAGAATTCAAAAAAATGATGTTTACTACAAGTTGAATGTAAAACCCAATACTGATTTATCAAGTGATAGTTTTTGGCAACGAGTGATATATAAACTTATTTATGATAATGAAGTATTAATTGTAGTTAGTGACAGTAAAGAATTGCTTATTGCAGATAGCTTTTACAGAGAAGAATATGCTTTGTATGACGATATATTCAAAGATGTGACGATTAAGGATTTTACTTATCAACGCACGTTTACAATGCAAGAAGTTATATATTTAAAGTACAACAATAATAAAGTGACGCACTTTGTAGAAAGTTTGTTTGAAGATTATGGGCAAATATTCGGTAGAATGATAGGTGCTCAATTGAAAAACTATCAAATTAGAGGAATTCTTAAGTCAGATTCTACCTCATATGATGAAAAACATATAGAGAAATTAAAAGCTTTCACAAATAGATTATTTAATACTTTTAATAAAAATCAACTTGGGATTGCTCCCTTGATAGAAGGGTTTGACTATCAAGAGTTGTCGAACGGTGGCAAAAATACTAACATGCCTTTTTCTGAATTAAGCGAACTAATGAGAGATGCAATAAAAAACGTTGCATTGATGATTGGTATACCTCCTGGTTTGATTTATGGAGAAACAGCTGATTTAGAAAAGAACACAATAGTATTTGAAAAATTCTGTTTAGCTCCTTTGTTAAAAAAGATTCAAAATGAATTAAACGCAAAACTTATACCGCAAAACAAGTATTTAAAAGATACGAGAATAGAAATTGTCGGTGTGAACAAAAAAGACCCACTTCAATATGCGGAAGCGATAGACAAACTTGTGAGCTCTGGATCGTTTACAAGGAATGAAGTACGCATCATGCTGGGTGAAGAACCATCCGATAACCCAGAGTTAGATGAGTATTTAATTACGAAGAACTATGAAAAGGCTAACGGTGATGAAAATAGTGATAAAGAAAATATTGAGGAGGATTTGAAAGGTGGTGAAGAAGATGAAAGTAGAGATTAAAGGTGTAATCGTTTCTAACGAAGACAAATGGGTTTATGAAATGCTTGGTATGGATTCAACATGTCCTAAAGAGATCCTAATGTCATTGGAGTCGAGTGATGAAGATGTCGATGTTGTAATTAACTCTAACGGTGGTAACTTAGTAGCTGGTTCAGAGATATATACACACTTAAGAGCTCATAAAGGTAAGGTGAATATTCGCATTACAGCAATAGCAGCAAGTGCAGCATCGCTTATCGCAATGGCTGGTGATCACATCGAAATGAGTCCAGTTGCTAGAATGATGATTCACAATCCTTCAAGTATTGCGCAAGGAGAAGTGAAAGATCTAAATCATGCTGCAGAAACATTAGAACATGTTGGTCAAATAATGGCTGAGGCATATGCGGTTAGAGCTGGTAAAAACAAACAAGAACTTGTAGAAATGATGGCTAAGGAAACGTGGCTAAATGCTGATGAAGCCATTGAACAAGGTTTTGCGGATAGTAAAATGTTTGAAAACGACAATATGCAAATTGTAGCAAGCGATACACAAGTGTTATCGAAAGATGTATTAAATCGTGTAACAGCTTTAGTAAGTAAAACACCAGAGGTTAACATTGATATTGACGCAATAGCAAATAAAGTAATTGAAAAAATAAATATGAAAGAAAAGGAATCAGAAATCGATGTTGCAGATAGTAAAGTATCAGCAAATGGATTTTCAAGATTCCTTTTTTAATACAAAAAATAGGAGGTCATAAAATGACTATAAATTTATCTGAAACATTCGCAAATGCGAAAAACGAATTTATTAATGCAGTAAACAATGGTGAACCGCAAGAAAGACAAAATGAATTGTACGGTGACATGATTAACCAACTATTTGAAGAAACTAAAATACAAGCAAAAGCAGAAGCTGAAAGAGTTTCTAGTTTGCCTAAATCAGCACAATCTTTGAGTGCAAACCAACGAAACTTCTTTATGGATATCAATAAGAGTGTTGGATATAAAGAAGAAAAACTTTTACCAGAAGAAACAATTGATAGAATCTTCGAAGATTTAACAACGAATCATCCATTATTAGCTGACTTAGGTATTAAAAATGCTGGTTTGCGTTTGAAGTTCTTAAAATCCGAAACTTCTGGTGTAGCCGTTTGGGGTAAAATCTATGGTGAAATTAAAGGTCAATTAGATGCTGCGTTCAGTGAAGAAACAGCAATTCAAAATAAATTGACAGCGTTTGTTGTTTTACCAAAAGATTTAAATGATTTTGGTCCTGCGTGGATTGAAAGATTTGTTCGTGTTCAAATCGAAGAAGCATTTGCAGTGGCGCTTGAAACTGCGTTCTTAAAAGGTACTGGTAAAGACCAACCAATCGGCTTAAACCGTCAAGTACAAAAAGGTGTATCGGTAACTGATGGTGCTTATCCAGAGAAAGAAGAACAAGGTACGCTTACATTTGCTAATCCGCGCGCTACGGTTAATGAATTGACGCAAGTGTTTAAATACCACTCAACTAACGAGAAAGGTAAATCAGTAGCGGTTAAAGGTAATGTAACAATGGTTGTTAATCCGTCCGATGCTTTTGAGGTTCAAGCACAGTATACACATTTAAATGCAAATGGCGTATATGTTACTGCTTTACCATTTAATTTGAATGTTATTGAGTCTACAGTTCAAGAAGCAGGTAAGGTTTTAACGTACGTTAAAGGTTTATATGATGGTTATTTAGCTGGTGGTATTAATGTTCAGAAATTTAAAGAAACACTTGCGTTAGATGATATGGATTTATACACTGCAAAACAATTTGCTTACGGCAAAGCGAAAGATAATAAAGTTGCTGCTGTTTGGAAATTGGATTTAAAAGCTCAAAAATCAGTGGTAAATGAAGACTCTGAAACGTTATAAACTCTTGGAGGTGAAAACTGATGGTAAAGTTCAAAGTTGTTAGAGAATTTAAAGATTCAGAACACAATTATCATAAATACAAAGTGGGGGAGTTGTATCCGGCTAAAGGATACAGCAATCCACGCGTTGAATTATTAACAAATCAAATTAAAAATAAGTATGACAAAGTTTATATTGTACCTTTAGAAAAATTGACAAAACAAGAACTATTGGAACTATGCGAATCATTACAAATAAAAGCATCTAGTTCGATGGTTAAAAGTGAAATTATTGAGCTATTGAATGGTGAAGATAATGACGATTGATGAATTACTCGTCAAATTTAAAGCTCTTGAAAAAATTGACCATAGTTCAGAGGACGAGTTTTTAAAACAATTGCTAGAAATGTCATACACACGTTTAAAAAATCAATGTGGTTTATTTGAATTAGATGACTTAACAGGTCAAGAATTGATATTGAACCGCACAAGGTATGCTTATCAAGATTTATTAGAACATTTCAATGAAAATTATAGAGCTGATTTAATAGACTTTTCATTATCTCTCATGGAGGTATCAGAAAGTGAAGAAAGTATTTAAGAAACCCAGAATAACAACTCGGCGTTTAAAGACACGTGTTCACTTTTATAAGTATATTGAAAATGATGGTCCTGAAGCTGGAGAAAGTGAAGAAAAACTTTTATATAGTTGTTGGGCTAGCATTGATGGTGTTTGGTTGCGTGAATTAGAACAAGCTATTGCAAATGGAACGCATAACGACGTCAAGTTATACATTCGTGACCCACAAGGCGATTATTTGCCTAATGAAGAGCATTATTTAGAAATTGAATCAAAGTATTCTACAAATCGCTTGAACATTAAGCAGGTATCTCCGGACTTAGATAACAAAGATTTTATTATGATTCGTGGAGCGTATACATCATGAGTATAAAAGTTAGTGGTGATAAATCTTTAGACAGAGAATTAGAAAAGCGTTTCGGAACTCAAGCGATGTTGAAAATTCAAGATAGGGCATTAATTGCTGGTGCTAAAGTAATCGTTGAAGAAGTTAAAAATCAACTAAAGCCATCAAAAGATACGGGCGCATTAATTAATGAGGTAAGTTTTACTAAACCTGAATGGATAAACGGAAAACGTACAATTACTGTTCATTGGCGAGGTTCTAAAGACCGTTATAAAATCGTACATTTGATTGAAAACGGGCACGTTCAAAAAGGGACAGGAAAATTTATCAAACCTAAAGCTATGGGTGGTGTTAATAGAGCAATAAGACAAGGGCAAAATAAGTATTTTGAGACGCTAAAAAGGGAGTTGAAAAAATTGTGATTGATATTTTGTACAAAGTTCATGAAGTGATTAGTCAAGACAGAATTATTAGAGAGCACGTAAATATCAATAATATTAAGTTCAATAAATACCCTAATGTAAAAGATACTGATGTACCTTTTATTGTTATTGACGATATAGACGACCCAATACCTACAACTTATACTGACGGAGATGAGCGCGCATATAGTTACATTGTACAAATAGATGTATTTGTAAAGTTTAACGACAAGTATAACGCGAGAATCATAAGAAATAAGATATCTAATCGTATTCAAAAGTTATTATGGTCTGAACTGAAAATGGGAAATGTATCAAATGGAAAACCGGAATATATAGAAGAATTCAAAACATATAGAAGCACTCGTGTCTACGAGGGCATTTTTTACGAGGAGGAAAAATAAATGAAAGTAAAACAAGCAAGTGCACCGAAATCGTATATTAATATCACTGGTTTAGGATTCGCTAAATTAACAAAAGAAGGCGCAAAGCTAGAATATAGCGATATTACAAAAACTAGAGGATTACAAAAAATCGGTGTTGAAACTGGAGGAGACTTAAAAACAGCATATGCTGATGGTGGTCCAATCGAATCAGGGAACACAGACGGAGAAGGTAAAATTTCGTTACAAATGCATGCTTTCCCTAAAGAGATTCGCGAAATCGTATTCAATGAAAAGTACAATGAAGACGGTGTTTATGAGGAAACTCAAGGTAAACAAAACAACTATGTAGCAATTTGGTTCAGACAAGAGCGTCGAGATGGCACATTTAGAACGGTTTTATTACCTAAAGTTATGTTCACAAATCCTAAAATCGATGGCGAAACGGCTGAGAAAGATTGGGATTTCTCAAGTGAAGAGGTTGAAGGTGAAGCACTTTTCCCTTTAATTGATAATAAAAAGTCTGTACGTAAATATATCTTTGACTCAGCTAATATGACAAATCATGATGGCAATGGTGAAAAAGGTGAAGAGGCTTTCTTAAAGAAAATTTTAGGTGATGATTACACTGGAAACGTGACAGAGGATAACGGCGAAACTTTGTAACGAAACCGGCTTCATCGGAAACTGCGGTAAAGTCGGTTAACATACCAGATAGCATTAAAACTTTAAAAGTTGGCAACACATATGATTTAAATGTTGTAGTAGAGCCATCTAATCAAAGTAAGTTATTGAAATACACAACAGATCAAACAAATATTGTATCAATAAATAGTGATGGTCAAGTTACAGCAGAAGCACAAGGCATTGCTACGGTTAAAGCAACTGTTGGTAGTATGAGCGACACAATAACAATAAATGTAGAAGCATAAGAGGGGGCAACCCCTCTATTTTATTTGAAAATAAGGAGAGTATTATAAAATGGCAAAATTAAAACGTAACATTATTCGATTAGTAGAAGACCCAAAAGCAAATGAAATTAAATTACAAACGTACTTAACACCACACTTCATTTCATTTGAAATTGTATACGAAGCAATGGATTTAATCGATGATATTGAGGACGAAAATAGCACGATGAAGCCAAGAGAAATCGCTGACAGATTGATGGATATGGTTGTAAAAATTTACGATAACCAATTCACAGTTAAAGACCTAAAAGAACGTATGCATGCACCTGATGGAATGAATGCACTTCGTGAACAAGTGGTTTTCATTACGCAAGGTCAACAAACTGAGGAAACTAGAAATTTTATCCAGAACATGAAATAAAGCCTGAAGATTTAACATATAAAGCAATGTTGAAAAATATGGATACTCTCATGATGGACTTAATTGAAAATGGTAAAGACGCTAACGAAGTTTTAAAAATGCCATTTCATTATGTGCTTTCCATATATCAAAATAAAAACAATGACATTTCTGAAGAAAAAGCAGAGGCTTTAATTGATGCATTTTAACCTTAACCGTTTGGTTAGGGTTATTTTTTTGAACTTTTTTAGAAAGGAGGTAAAAAATGGGAGAAAGAATAAAAGGTTTATCTATAGGTTTGGATCTAGATGCAGCAAATTTAAATAGATCATTTGCAGAAATCAAACGAAACTTTAAAACTTTAAATTCTGACTTAAAGTTAACCGGCAACAACTTCAAATATACCGAAAAATCAACTGATAGTTACAAACAAAGGATTAAAGAACTTGATGGAACTATCACAGGTTATAAGAAAAATGTTGATGATTTAGCTAAGCAATATGACAAGGTATCTCAAGAACAGGGCGAAAACAGTGCAGAAGCCCAAAAATTAAGACAAGAATATAACAAACAAGCAAATGAGCTGAATTATTTAGAAAGAGAATTACAAAAAACATCGGCCGAGTTTGAAGAGTTCAAAAAAGCTCAAGTTGAAGCTCAAAGAATGGCAGAAAGTGGCTGGGGAAAAACCAGTAAAGTTTTTGAAAGTATGGGACCTAAACTAACAAAAATGGGTGATGGTTTAAAATCCATTGGTAAAGGTATGATGATTGGTATTACCGCACCTGTTTTAGGTATTGCAGCAGCATCAGGAAAAGCTTTTGCGGAAGTTGATAAAGGTTTAGATACTGTTACTCAAGCAACAGGCGCAACGGGCAGTGAATTAAAAAAATTGCAGAACTCATTTAAAGATGTCTATGGCAATTTTCCGGCAGATGCTGAGACTGTAGGCGGTGTTTTAGGGGAAGTTAATACAAGATTAGGTTTCACCGGTAAAGAACTTGAAAATGCAACACAGTCATTCTTAAAATTTAGTCATATAACAGGTTCTGACGGCGTACAAGCCGTTCAGTTAATTACGCGTGCAATGGGCGATGCAGGTATTGAAGCAAATGAATATCAAAGTGTTTTGGATATGGTAGCCAAAGCAGCTCAAGCTAGCGGTATAAGTGTTGACACTTTAGCTGATAGTATTACTAAGTACGGCGCTCCAATGAGAGCTATGGGCTTTGAGATGAAAGAATCAATTGCTTTATTCTCTCAATGGGAAAAGTCAGGCGTTAATACTGAAATAGCATTCAGTGGTTTGAAAAAAGCTATATCAAATTGGGGTAAAGCTGGTAAAAACCCAAGAGAAGAGTTTAAGAAGACATTAGCTGAAATTGAAAAGACACCAAATATTGCTAGTGCAACAAGTTTAGCTATCGAAGCGTTTGGAGCAAAAGCGGGTCCAGATTTAGCTGATGCTATTAAAGGTGGACGTTTTAGTTATCAAGAATTTTTAAAAACTATCGAAGATTCTCAAGGAACTGTAAACCAAACATTTAAAGATTCTGAAAGTGGTTCAGAAAGATTTAAAGTAGCAATGAATAAACTTAAATTAGTAGGTGCTGATGTATGGGCTTCTATTGAAAGTGCGTTTGCTCCAGTCATGGAAGAATTAATAAAAAAGCTATCAGTCGCTGTCGATTGGTTTTCGAATTTAAGTGATGGTTCTAAAAGATCAATTGTTATTTTCGGTGGTATTGCTGCTGCAATTGGTCCTGTAGTTTTTGGGTTAGGTGCATTTATAAGCACAATTGGTAATGCAGTAACTGTATTAGCCCCACTATTAGCTGGTATTGCAAAGGCTGGTGGATTAATTAGTTTTTTATCGACTAAAGTGCCTATATTAGGTACTGTCTTCACTGCTTTAACTGGTCCAATTGGTATTGTATTAGGTGTGTTGGCTGGTTTATCAGTTGCATTTACAATTGCTTATAAGAAATCTGAAACATTCAGAAATTTTGTTAATGGTGCAATTGATAGTGTTAAACAAACATTTAGTAATTTTATTCAATTTATTCAACCTTTCATTGATTCTGTTAAAAACATCTTTAAACAAGCGATATCAGCAATAGTTGATTTTGCTAAAGATATTTGGAGCCAAATCAATAGTTTCTTTAACGAAAATGGAATTTCTATTGTTCAAGCACTTCAGAATATATGCAATTTTATCAAAGCTATATTTGAATTCATCCTAAATTTTGTAATTAAACCAATTATGTTCGCGATATGGCAAGTGATGCAATTTATTTGGCCGGCGGTTAAAGCCTTGATTGCCAGTACTTGGGAGAATATAAAAGGTGTAATACAAGGTGCTTTAAATATCATACTAGGTTTAATTAAGTTCTTCTCAAGTTTATTTACTGGAGATTGGCGAGGAGTTTGGGACGCAATTGTTATGATTCTTAAAGGAGTCGTTCAATTAATATGGAATTTAATTCAATTATGGTTTGTAGGCAAAATACTTGGAGTTGTTAGGTACTTTGGCGGATTGCTAAAAGGATTAATAGCAGGTATTTGGGACGTAATAAAAAGTATATTCAGTAAATCTTTATCAGCAATTTGGAATGCGACAAAAAGTATTTTTGGATTCTTATTTAATAGTGTTAAATCAATTTTCACGAATATGAAAAATTGGTTATCTAATACATGGAGCAGTATCCGTACGAATACGATAGGAAAAGCGCAGTCATTATTTAGTGGCGTCAAATCAAAATTCACTAGTTTGTGGAATGCGACAAAAGATATTTTTAGTAATCTAAGAAATTGGATGGCAAATATTTGGAATTCCATTAAAGATAATACGGTTGGAATTGCAAGTCGTCTATGGAGTAAAGTGCGTGGAATTTTTACAAATATGCGTGACGGCTTACAAAGTATTATCAGCAAAATTAAAAGTCATATCGGTGGAATGGTAAGCGCAATTAAAAAAGGGCTTAATAAATTGATTGAAGGTTTAAACTGGGTTGGTGGTAAATTAGGAATGGAAAAGATACCTAAGTTACACACTGGAACAGAGCACACACATACCACTACAAGATTAGTTAAGAACGGTAAGATTGCGCGGGATACGTTCGCTACGGTTGGGGATAAAGGACGTGGAAATGGTCCGAATGGTTTTAGAAATGAAATGATTGAATTCCCTAATGGTAAACGTGTAATCACACCAAATACAGATACTACTGCTTATTTACCTAAAGGCTCAAAAGTATACAACGGTGCACAAACTTATTCAATGTTAAACGGAACACTTCCAAGATTTAGTTTAGGTACTATGTGGAAAGATATTAAATCCGGTGCATCATCAGCATTTAACTGGACAAAAGATCAAATAGGTAAAGGTACCAAATGGCTTGGCGATAAAGTTGGCGATGTTTTAGATTTTATGGAAAATCCTGGTAAACTTTTAAATTATATACTTGAAGCTTTTGGAATTGATTTCAATTCTTTAACTAAAGGAATGGGAATTGCAGGCGACATAACAAAAGCTGCATGGTCTAAGATTAAGAAAAGTGCTACTGATTGGATAAAAGAAAATTTAGAAGCTATGGGCGGTGGCGATTTAGTCGGCGGAATATTAGACCCTGACAAAATTAATTATCATTATGGACGTACCGCAGCATATACCGCTGCAACTGGAAGACCATTTCATGAAGGTGTCGATTTTCCATTTGTATATCAAGAAGTTAGAACGCCGATGGGTGGTAGACTTACAAGAATGCCGTTTATGTCTGGTGGTTATGGTAACTATGTAAAAATTACTAGTGGAGTTATCGATATGCTGTTTGCACATTTGAAAAACTTTAGCAAATCACCACCTAGTGGCACGATGGTAAAGCCCGGCGATGTTGTTGGTTTAACTGGTAATACCGGATTTAGTACAGGACCACACTTACATTTTGAAATGAGGAGAAACGGACGCCATTTTGACCCTGAACCTTATTTAAGAAATGCAAAGAAAAAAGGTAGGTTATCAATTGGTGGCGGTGGTGCTACTTCTGGAAGTGGTGCAACTTATGCCAGCCGAGTAATCCGACAAGCACAAAGTATTTTAGGAGGACGTTATAAAGGTAAGTGGATTCATGACCAGATGATGCGAGTTGCAAAGCGTGAAAGTAACTATCAATCAAATGCAGTGAATAATTGGGATATTAATGCTCAAAGAGGAGACCCGTCTAGAGGGTTATTCCAAATTATCGGCTCAACTTTTAGAGCTAACGCTAAACGAGGGTACACTAATTATAATAATCCAGTACATCAAGGTATCTCAGCAATGCAGTACATTGTTAGACAATATGGTTGGGGTGGTTTTAAACGCGCTGGTGATTACGCATATGCTACTGGAGGAAAAGTTTTTGATGGTTGGTATAACTTAGGTGAAGACGGTCATCCGGAATGGGTTATTCCAACAAATCCGGCTCGTAGAAATGATGCAATGAAGATGTTGCATTATGCTGCTGCAGAAGTAAGAGGTAAAAAAGCAAATAAAAATAAGCGCCCTAGCCAATTATCAGACTTAAAAGGGTTTGATGATCCTAGCTTATTATTGAAAATGATTGAACAACAACAGCAACAAATAGGCATATTGTTACAAATTGCTCAATCTAATGATGTTATTGCAAACAAAGATTATCAACCTATTATCAATGAAAACGATTTTGATAAAAAAGTGAACTCGTCTATTGATAAAAGGGAAAGAAGAGAAAATGTAAAAGTAAGGTTTAGGAAAGGGGGCGTTGTCACTTAATGATAGATACTATAAAAGTAAACAACAAAACATTACCGTGGTTATATATCAAAAGAGGGTTTGAAATACCCTCTTTTAATTATGTAGTAAAAACAGAAAACGTTGAAGGGCGTTCAGGGTCTGTTTATAAAGGTAGAAAATTAGAGGGATATAGTTTTGAGTTGCCTTTATGTGTGCGTAATGATTATTTGTCATCTGGTGGCGTTAAAAATCATGATGAAGTTTTACATGAACTAGTGAAGTTTTTTAATTATAGCCAGTCTGTTAAGTTACAATTTGGTTCGAAAAAATGGTACTGGAATGCTTATTTTGAAGGTCCAATAAACTTACCTAAAGAATTAACTACACCTGTACAATTTACAATAAAAGTTGTTCTTACTGATCCATATAAATACCATGAATCACGTAATGTAAACACAGCCATATCTGACCAAGTTTCTGTTGTTAATAGTGGGACTGCTGACACACCAATTATTGTTGAAGCTCGAGCGCTCAAGCCAAGTAGTTACTTTATGATTACTAAAAATGATGAAGATTATTTTATGGTTGGAGACGATGAAGTCACAAATGAAGCAAAAGACTATATGCCTCAAATATTCCATACTGAATTCAGGAATTTTAAAGGGTGGAATAAGATGGAAACTGGTGATATTCCAGATAAATATTTAGGTGGGAAAGTCGGAGGCGACTTTGTAATATCTAATGTCGGAGAAAGTTATAAAGCCACTAACTTCCCAAATGAAAAAGGTTGGGTAGGCGCTGGAACGAAACGAGGGCTTCCAAGAGCAGTGAGTGACTTTCAAATCACATATAAGTGCATTGTAGAGCAAAGAGATAAAGGAGCAGGACGAACAGCGCAACATATCTATGATACTGATAACAAATTAATAGCTGCTATTGGTTATGAAAATAAATACCATGATAGAAAAATAGGTCATGTTGTAGTCACATTATTTAATCAAAACGGTGACCCGTTGAAAATTTATGATTATCAAAATAAACCTTTGATGTATAAGAAAGATAGGATTGTAGTTTATATAAGATTAAAAAGAATTGGAACGACATTCTATATAAAATCATGGAAATTCGACCATGTAAAAGATCCTGACAGATTGAAGCCTTTAGATGTTAATGAAAAAGTGTGGGTTGATGGAGGGAAATTTTATCAACGTAAAATAAGTGCAATCTCAATTTATAGTGCTAAATACAATGGTTATAAATGGATGGAGATGAACGGGCTAGGTTCATTTAACACCGAGATTCTACCGAAGCCAAAAGGTGCTAAAGAAATGATAATTCAAAAAGGCGATTTAGTTAAAATTGACATGCACACAAAAAATGTTGTTATAAACGAAGAACCTATGCTGTCACAAAAAACATTTGGTAGCAACTTCTTTAACATTGCATCGGGATATTCAGAGTTGATTATACAACCTGAAAATATATTTGATACAAAAGTGAAATGGCAAGATAGATATTTGTAGAAAGGAGGTTATAACTTGATACATGTTTTAGATTTTGATGACAAAATCATTGATTTCCTTTCAAACGACGATACAGCTTTAATAAGAGCTGAGCACAAAAGAAACATTAATGATAATTCTGAAACATTAGATTTACTAATTTTATCCAGTCGTGCCGAACATTTTAGAGAACGACATAGAATTATTATAAGAGACTCAAATAAGCAATGGCGTGAATTCATCATTGATTGGGTGCAAGATACTTTGGACGGATACACTGAAGTAGAGTGTACAGCTTCATATTTAACAGACATAACGACGGCAAAACCGTTCACACCTGGAAAGTTTGAGAAAAAAACAACTACTGAAGCATTGAAAGAGGTTTTAAACGATACAGGTTGGCAAGTTTCTGAACAAACCGAATACGATGGCTTACGTACTACTTCATGGACTTCCTATCAAACTAGATACGAAGTGCTAAAGCAACTTTGTACAACTTATAAAATGGTATTAGATTTTTATATTGAATTAGGTGCTAATACTGTTAAAGGGCGTTATGTAGTATTAAGAAAGAAAAATAGTTTGTTTAAAGGTAAAGAAATTGAATACGGTAAGGATTTAATCGGATTAACTAGAAAGATTGATATGTCAGGGATTAAAACAGCCTTGATTGCTATAGGTCCTGAAAATGAAAAAGGTGTGCGAACTGAAGTGGTTGTAACAGATGACAAAGCGCAAGAACAGTTTAATTTACCTACTCGTTATATTTGGGGAATCTATGAACCTCAAACAGATACACAAAATATGACAGAGGATCGTTTGCGTTCTTTAGCAAGAACAGAATTAAATAAACGTAAGTCGGCAGTTATGTCATATGAAATCACTTCAATTGATTTAGAAGATGCATATCCACATGAAATTATAACTATTGGCGATACAGTTAGAGTTAAAAACAGAGACTTCAATCCTCCGTTGTATGTTGAGGCAGAAGTTATCGCCGAAGAATATAATATGATTTCGGATGATAGCAAATACACTTTTGGACAATCAAAAGAGTTCAAAGAATCAGAATTACGAGAAGAATTTAATAAACGTTTAGATGTAATAAGGCAAAAATTATCCGATAATATTTCAAACATTAACACAATTGTAGCTGAAACATTAGAGGGAGAATTACAATATTTTGAACGTAAAATAATTAAATCTGACACGCCACCCGAAAACCCTGTAAATGATATGCTTTGGCTTGATACAAGCAACCCAGAAGTAGCTGTATTACGCAGATATTGGAATGGAAAATGGATAAAAGCATCTCCTGAAAAAGCTGGAGATATTGGGGCAATTAGTAGAGAACAAGCATTATATAGCGAGTTGAAAAACACATTTATTAATTTAACGATTCAGCATAGTAGGTTATTGAGAGAAGTGTCAGAAGTCATTGAATCAGAGTACTTAATTGATACTGACCTAAAAAAAGAAGTTAATGACAAATTAAATGACACTGTGCAAGTTTTCAACAGAATAAAAGAGAATTTGGATAGTATGACAGAAGAAACTGCAACTATTGGTAAACTTGTTGATACCCAAGCTTTGTTCTTGGAATATCGTGAAAAGTTACAAGCTTTATACAATGCTATTGAAAATGCGAAAATCTCGATTGATGATCGTTTTAAATTATTACAGTCGCAGTATACAGATGAGAAATTTAATGAAGCAATGGATAAAGTAGCTGAAAGTATTGGTGGTCATTGGGATTCTAGTAAAAAGCAATTAAGTGCCGAAATACCAAACAAGCAAGATTTGGAAAAGATGAGAGATGCTTTAATCGCTCAGCAAAAAGGTACATTGTTACCAATTGATAAAAAGATAGAATCAATGCAGAAAGAAATAAAAAACTATGAAAACGGCATAGAAATTGCTATAAAAAAGAAACTTCAAGAGATTAACGATAATGGCAATTTATACCGATATTCATCGCCATCAGTTTTTAAAGAAGCAAGCTATTACAAAGCTGATTTAATAACATCAGGCGATGATAAAGCCATTGCTTATAACAAAAAGAAATCTATCAATTTCGGAACACTTAACTATCATAAGTGGCAAGAAAACGAGAAGTACACTTTTAGTTTTACAATAAAGACAGACACTGACGGTGTAACAATTAACCAGTTAAATGATGGATATTATAATCATCAATGCAATATTAAACTGAAAAAAGATGAGTGGGCTAGAAAATCTATAACATTTACGCCTACTTATTCACTAGCAGATAATGGTATTACTTTAACCTTAGATGTTGCTAGTACTGGAGCATGGTATACAGGTTGGTTAAGTAGTTCGACAGAAATAGGAAAAGTATGGATAAAAGATTTCCAATTAGAAAAAGGCGACGTGGCAACTAGTCATAAAATGAACTCAAGTGATCAAGATGATGTGTTTGGAAATATTAATAATAAAGTTATTGAAAATTCAGCAAAGATAAGTGCTTTTGAAGACAAAATAAATCTTAAAGCTGACAAAACCGAAGTAACACAAACGCTTGATAAGAAGCTAGAACCAATTAAAAATGACATCAAAAAACAAACGTCACAAATCGAACTATTGCCTGACAGATTGACAGAAACAGTATCTAAAAAAATCTATGAGACAACTATTTCTGGATTAGTTAAACGTTTAGAAACTGAAGAAGCTAAAAGAGAAACTTTGGCGAATAAAATTAATGACACAGTATCTATACAGAAATATCAATCTGGTATAGAAGAAGCTAAAAGCTATGCAGATGATAAATTAAGAGATGTGGCGAACACCCCAGAAATACAAGAAAGTATTAAACAAGCTAATGAACAAGCTCAAGAATCATTAAGAGAATATGTCAGAGCGCAAGACGAACTCAAATTACAGGAAGCAAACGCGTATATTGACAATAAAATTTCTGAAGAAGAGCAAAGAGCCATTGAAGAAGCTCGTAGAAAGTTCGAAGAAGCTAAATCACATGCTGAAAACAAAGCTGATGAAGCACAAAGGATTGCGAACCAATATGCAGATACTCAAGTAATGGATGCACGTAGGATAGCAAGCGCTTATACAAATAGCCAAATTCAAAAAGCCAATAAAGAGCGAGACCAAATTTTATCTCAATATGATACTAAAATTGCGCAAAACGGTCATGACATTAATTTGAGAGCTACTAAAGATGAGTTTAATGCTTCTAAAAGAACACTATCAAGAGTGTTAGCAGATATCACCGTAAATGCTATGAAAGGCATCTATTTAAGGTATGACGAAAATGGCGCGATTACTTCACATACGATTGATAAAGATGGTGTAAAAATCAGTGGCGACAAAGTAGATATTACAGCGAACAAAGAATTTAATGTGGTCGCAAATAATATCAATAACAAAGTTGGTAAAAATGACATTGTAAATAGCTTGAATTTATCAAATGAAGGTCTTGACATCAATGTAAATAGAATCGGTATTAAGGGCGGAAATGCTAATCGTTATGTACAAGTTCAAAATGATTCTATTGAGTTAGGCGGTATTGTACAAAGAACTTGGAAAGGGAAACGATCAACCGATGATATATTTACACGTCTTAAAGATGGACATCTAAGGTTTAGAAATAATACCGCAGGCGGTTCACTTTATATGTCACATTTTGGTATTTCAACATATATTGATGGAGAGGGCGAAGACGGTGGTTCATCCGGTACTATTCAATGGTGGGATAAAACTTACAGTGATAGCGGTATGAATGGTATAACGATCAATTCTTATGGTGGTGTGGTTGCTTTAACATCTGACTACAATCGAATTATTATCGATTCATATGCTTCAGCAAATATTGAAAGTAGAGAAGCACCGATATACTTGTCGCCAAATACCAAAAATAAACCTGGATTGAACCGCTTCGCATTTACATTATCCAACGCTGATAGTGCATACGAAACTGACGGTTATATCATGTTTGGTTCAGATGAAAACTATAAATACGGTGCTGGATTAAGATTTTCTAAACGTAGTAATAAAGGATTAGTTCAAGTTGTTAATGGTGACTATGCTACTGGTGGAGACACCACAATTGAATCAGGTATGGGCAAATTCAACTTAGTTAAGCGAAGAGATGGTAATAGCTACGTAAGCATTCAAAGTTATGATTTATTGGCGGTAGGTTCTGATAATGCAGGGGATAGAGTTGCCTCTAATTCTATTTATAAGCGTACTTATTCAGCACCTGCTAACTTACACATTACTTCAGCAGGAACAATTGGGCGTGCTACTTCTGCCAAAAAGTATAAAATTTCAATCGAAAACCAATACATCAATGAAGATGAACAGTTCAATCATTCAAAAGAAATTTTAAAACTTCCAATTCGAACATGGTTTGACAAATACGAATCGGAAATAATGGCAAAAGAATTGGAAAGTGGCAAAAAACTATCAGATGATACATTTAAACTTAGTCGACATACTGGATTAATAGCGGAAGAGGTTGAAGAATTAGGATTTAATGAATTTGTTATTTATGATGACAACGGAGAAATCGAAGGTATCGCATACGATAGACTTTGGGTTCATTTAATACCTATTATTAAAAACCAGCAATCAAAAATTGAAAAACTGGAGGAATTAATAAATGGATGATAGCAATCAAGGTTTACAAGCCAATCCACAATATACAATTCACTATTTATCGCAAGAAATCACAAGACTAACACAAGAAAATGCAATGTTAAAAGCATATATACAAGAACAAAATGAAAAAAGCAAAAGTGCTGAGGAAGAGTAATCCTTGGCACTATTTTTATACAAAAAATTTAAGGAGGTCATTTAATATGGCAAATGAAATTATCAAAAAAACAGAGAGATTTATTTTAGTACAAATTGACAAAGAGGGTACAGAGCGTGTTTTGTATCAAGATTTTGTTGGCAGTTTTACAACATCCGATTCAGCTAGTTATGCGCAAGATTTTAAATCTGAGGAGAATGCTAAAAAGATTGCTGAAACTTTAAATCTTTTATATCAATTAACAGGCAATCAAAACAGTGTGAAAGTTGTGAAAGAAGTTGTGGATAGAACTGACTTGTCATCTGATAAATCAGTTGATAGTGAAACAATGTAACTATACTAAGCTATGAGCGAATTGTTCATAGCTTTTTCAGAAAGTAGGTGTAGTTTTGGATGATATTCAGAAAATAAAAAAGGAGCTTTCTGAATTAGTTGAACGTGTGGATGATGTTGAAGAATTAGCAAACGAAACAGCAGATCATGTGCTTGACCTAAGGAAAGAACACAAGCAACATCATAACGAATTAAGAGAATCTCATAAAGAACTTAAAGATAAGCAAGACAAAGTTGTAGATGAGAATTTAGAACAAACAAAGATATTAAACAGAATTGAAGAAAGGTATCAAACACAAGTAGATGTTGCGCAAAAAAACGAAGAAAAGACGCTCGCCCAAAATAAATGGCTCGTAGGTGCCATATGGGCGCTTGTAACAATTGTTATGATTGCAGTCATTACTGCATCAATTACTGCGTTATTACCTTAAGGGAGGTGGACAAAATGAGTTGGGCAAGATGGTTGTCATGTTATTTGTATGGTCGTAAATGTAAATAATCTTTTTGGTCAGTGCCTCGGCACTGGCTTTTTATTTATTATTGTAATTGTGGTAATATACAAAAGTGAGCAAGTTGGATAGATGGTGGCTATCTGAGTATAAGGAGGTGGTGCCTATGGTGGCATTACTGAAATCTTTAGAAAGGAGACGCCTTTGTGGTATCTATTGTGGATGCACTAAATTTGATGTTTAGTTTCGGTATGTTTATCGTTACTTTACTAGGTTTGGTCATCGCAATTGTTAAATTAAACCATAAAAAATAACCATCACAACTTTGGACGGTTAATGGTTATTTTATAATAATTTCAAAACTGAGCCACCGTCTTTTTAACGGGCTCACTAGGGTGACGTGTTTCTGCATGTTGCCCTTTTTCTATATATAAATTAACACACCATAATATAAATATCAAATAGACGGCTTATTAGTCGTCTTTTTATTTTGGATAAAAGGAGTGAGCAAATGGATGCAAAAGTAATAGCGAGATATATTGTATTAATTTTAGCATTAGTAAATCAATTCTTAGCGAACAAAGGTATTAGCCCGATTCCAGTAGACGATGAAACAATATCATCAATAATACTTACTGTTGTTGCTTTATATACTACGTATAAAGACAATCCAACATCTCAAGAAGGTAAATGGGCAAATCAAAAGCTAAAGAAATATAAAGCTGAGAACAAGTATAGAAAAGCAACAGGACAAGCACCAATTAAAGAAGTAATGACACCTACGAATATGAACGACACAAACGATTTAGGGTAGGTGTTGATCAATGTTGATAACAAAAAACCAAGCAGAAAAATGGTTCGATAATTCATTAGGGAAGCAGTTCAATCCTGATTTGTGGTATGGATTTCAGTGTTACGATTACGCAAATATGTTTTTTATGTTAGCAACAGGCGAAAGGTTACAAGGTTTATACGCTTATAATATTCCGTTCGATAATAAATCAAGAATTGAAAAATATGGGCAAATAATCAAAAACTATGATAGCTTTTTACCGCAAAAGTTGGACATTGTTGTTTTCCCGTCGAAGTATGGTGGTGGAGCTGGTCATGTTGAAATTGTTGAGAGCGCTAATCTAAACACTTTCACATCGTTTGGCCAAAATTGGAATGGTAAAGGTTGGACAGATGGCGTTGCGCAACCTGGTTGGGGGCCTGAAACTGTTACAAGACATGTTCATTATTACGATGACCCAATGTATTTTATTAGATTAAATTTCCCTGACAAAGTAAGTGTTGGGGATAAAGCTAAAAGCGTTATTAAGCAAGCAACTGCCAAAAAGCAAGCAGTAATTAAACCTAAAAAAATTATGCTTGTAGCCGGTCATGGTTATAACGATCCTGGAGCAGTAGGAAACGGAACAAACGAACGCGATTTTATCCGTAAATATATAACGCCAAATATTGCTAAGTATTTAAGACATGCCGGTCATGAAGTTGCATTATATGGTGGCTCAAGTCAATCACAAGACATGTATCAAGATACTGCATACGGTGTTAATGTAGGCAATAAAAAAGATTATGGCTTATATTGGGTTAAATCACAGGGGTATGACATTGTTCTAGAGATTCATTTAGACGCAGCAGGAGAAAGTGCAAGTGGTGGGCATGTTATTATCTCAAGTCAATTCAATGCAGATACTATTGATAAAAGTATACAAGATGTTATTAAAAATAACTTAGGACAAATAAGAGGTGTAACACCTCGTAATGATTTACTAAACGTTAATGTATCAGCAGAAATAAATATCAATTATCGTTTATCTGAATTAGGTTTTATTACTAATAAAAAAGATATGGATTGGATTAAGAAGAATTATGACTTGTATTCTAAATTAATAGCTGGTGCGATTCATGGTAAGCCTATAGGTGGTTTGGTAGCTGGTAATGTTAAAACATCAGCTAAAAATCAAAAAAATCCACCAGTGCCAGCAGGTTATACACTCGATAAGAATAATGTCCCTTATAAAAAAGAACAAAGCAATTACACAGTTGCTAATGTTAAAGGTAATAACGTAAGAGATGGCTATTCAACTAATTCAAGAATTACGGGGGTATTACCCAACAACGCAACAATCACATATGACGGTGCTTATTGTATCAATGGGTATAGATGGATTACTTATATAGCTAATAGCGGACAACGTCGTTATATCGCGACAGGAGAGGTAGACAAGGCAGGTAATAGAATAAGTAGTTTTGGTAAGTTTAGTGCAGTTTGATAATTGGATATGATGAATCTTTGGCAGGTACTTCGGTACTTGCCTATTTTTTTTTATGTTATAATGTAATTACAGATTAAATGTGAGTTCCTGCGCAATTGTGGGGGGCTCGCCTACAGCATAGACTGTCTATAGTAAAGTTGCCGAAGAGATTCTAAACGTATTTGTAAGTACGTGGTCTTTACTAGATAACCGTATCTTTAATGATGCGGTTATTTTTTTATGCAAAAATACAAAAAAAGTTTATAAAAAGTGTTGACTAGAGGACAAGTGTCCTGTATAATGAGTAGTGTAGTAAGGGAGGTGACAACATGGACAGGCTAGAAAGAGAAGAAAAAATGGCAAATATCGCAAAAGCCAAAAGCGAAATTTTCCGGAACTACACGCTAGGCTTTGCAACACTTGCCACAATGTTGAAAATATTATTCAGAGGGGGGTATCCCCTCCCTCATATTATATTACGAGGTGATGAAAATGACAAACTTAACTAAAACGAGAATAAAAATCTTTTTTAATTATCTAATCGGAATTTTAGCTTTAATATTTGCATTTTATATAATCTTAAAATAAAACTTTAGCCTGTCCATGAAAAATTATGTTAATAGAAACAGTAAAAAAATTAATAAACTCAAATTTATCAGCCTATGAAATAGGCAAAAAAACGGGTGTTGACCCAGCAAGTATAAGAAGAATCAGAAGAGGCGAAAGAACAGTTGAAAAATTAAGTTTTGATTCTGCGGAAAAACTTTATAACTATCAAAAATCACTAGAAAATAAAGAAGAAGATAAATAGAGGAGCTAACAAGATGTTTGTTACAAAAGAAGAATTTAAAAATATAAATGTAAAAGAAGTATTCGAATCAGGTAAAAACTTTATAAAAATTACAGATGGAAGACATGCAATATATTGGGTAAACGATAGATACGTAGTACTTGACCATAAAAAAGGCGATTTGTACCCACAAAAAGCATACCCGAAATATATCAAAAGAAAATTAGTAAGTTAA